GAGAAGATATGGGAATGGAACCACCAGCACCTGAAGGAGAAGATATGGGAATGGAGCCACCAGCACCTGAAGGAGAAGATATGGGAATGGAGCCACCAGCACCTGAAGGAGAAGATATGGGAATGGAGGAACCTTCAGATGATGAAGAACAACCTTCAGGACCGTCAGGGTTAAAATCAATACAAAAACTTACAGGAAGATTAAGTCAAAAAATAAGATCTTTTGACAAAGATAAAGGAATGGATTCACAAGATATTAAATATGTTGTTAATTCTATATTATCGGCAATTAATTTAGAAAATCTAGACGAAGACGATAAAGACGATATAATGGCTAAATTTGATGAAGGGGATGAATATGATATGGGAGATGAGGATTTAGATATGGGAACAGAAGAAGATTTAGATATGACAGAACCACCAATGGGTGAGGAACCATCTAATGAACCTGCACCACCATCAGAACCTCCTGTTATGGAATCTAATGTTGCAAAAGTTTTATCTAAATATTTTGATATTAAACCTTCAGAAAAACCAATTTTAGAAGAAAAAAGAAAAAAAGACTTTTTAAGAAAAAAATTACAATTAGTTGAAACAAAAAAAGAATTAAGAAAATTAAGTGAAACTATCGATCAGTTTGAAACAGGTTTAGCGATGTTAAATGAAAATGCTAAGTTTATTGGTAGAACAAACCAAGAAAATTTAATTTTTGTTAAAAACGGAAAACAATATAGAGTAACACCAAGAGGGAGGGTTATATGAATTTAGTTTATGTAAACGAATTAGGACCTAATTTTAGAGGAGATAATATATATGAATTTATCTTTTCTGATGTTGATGATGTTTGGGGTGATGATTGGGATGCAGAACCAGCAAATGGAAGACCACAACCACCTAATATTGATTACGTAAAAAAAGTTGGTGTTTTAAAAAATTCTGAAATTGAACTTATTTTAATTCAAAATTCAGATTTTTTTGGTGTTTATGATGCTGTTGATGGTGTAATTGCTTTAGGTTGGGAAAAGGGTGATAGTGATGAAATTTTAATAAATAAAAGAAAACGTCTTGTTTTTCAATACGGAGAGAGTGTTGACAGTGTTGAAAACAAATTATACGAAAGAGACATCGTATTAAAATGGGAAAAAAATTTGGTAAGTGATGGGACACATGAATTATAAAATACAGACATTATTACAAGAGGGAGTTTCAATCTCTTTTTTAGAAAACTTAACATCTAATCAAATAAATGTTCTTTATGAAAGAGCAAAAAAATCTAAAAAAGAAACTAAAGAAGAGACTAGTGTTACTAGTACAAAATATAATCTTAAAGATGCTAATGACCAAAAGAAATTTTTTGAAAAGGTTAAAACTACTGACCCAGATAAAGTTAAAATGAACCCAAACGACGATACTGCTACTGTTGGTGAAATGGAAATGACCGAAAGATCGGTTTCAAAACAACAACAAAAACTAATGGGTTTAGCTCTTTCTGTTAAAAAAGGAGATACACCAAAATCAAAAGTCTCAAAAAAAGTCCAAGATATGTCAAAAGATATGTTTAAAAAAGATTTAAAAGATTTCGCATCAACAAAACACAAAGGACTTCCTGAAAAAAAGAAATCGGAATCTAAAGAAAATGTAAAAAAACTTGAAGAGAGTATAATGAAATTAATTGAAAGTCATTTAAATCCAACAACAACAAAAGGTGATTTATTAAAAACAATTAAAAAGTTTAAAAGATAATGAATGTCGTTAACAAGGGAACAAGCCTTATTAGAATATGCAAAATGCGTAAATGATACACCATACGCACTTAAAACATATTTACAAACATACGACAACACACAATCAAAATACGTACCATTAGAACTATTTAATGACCAAGTTACTTTGGTTAAAGATTATGACGAATGTGATGAAAATATTGCATTAAAATATCGTCAGGCAGGCGTTTCTACTGTAACCTCAGCATGGGCATCAAAAAGATTAGTTTTTGCTCGTAAAGAAAAACCTGAAAAAATCCTAATTATCGCAAACAAAATGGATACTGCCGTTGAGATGGCAAATAAAGTTCGTGCGTTTGTTGAACAATGGCCAAAATGGATGGGTGTTGGGTTTTCTAATGAAAAAAATTCACAAAGACATTTTAAATTAACTAATGGTTGTGAGGTAAAGGCGGTTGCAACATCAAAAGATGCTTTACGTGGATATACCCCAACAATATTAATATTTGACGAGGCGGCTTATATTAATGCCGATGAGGATTTTTGGTCAGCATGTATGGCTTCCCTTTCAACAGGAGGTAAAGTAATTGTAATTTCAACACCAAATGGATTTGACCCTATCTATTACTCAATATACAGTCAGGCAATTAAAGGAATGAATGACTTCAGAATTACTGAAATGTATTGGTTTAGAGATCCGAGATACTCAAAAGATTTAAAACTAATTAAATGTAGTGATATTGTTCATTATATGTTAAATAGGGCTGACTATAAAGATAATGAAATAACTATAGATTATTCAGAGATTAAAGTTTCTGATAGAGATTTTAATGAAATAAAAGAAAGGATAGAAAATGGTGGATACAAGGCTTATAGTTCTTGGTTTGAGGCCATGGCTAAAAAATTAAAGTTTGATAGAAGAAAAATATCACAAGAACTTGAATGTAACTTTTTAGGTTCGGGAGATAATGTAATACCTCCTGAAACTATGAAAACCATAAAAGATAACCAATTAAAAGAACCGAACAATAAATTAATGGGTGGTGCATTATGGCAATGGAAAGAACCTGTTGCTGGTCATCGATATATTATGGGTATGGACGTTTCTCGTGGTGATAGTGAGGATTTTACAACATTTACAATTATTGATTTTGATAATAGAGAACAAGTTTTAGAATACATTGGAAAAGTCCCTCCTGATGTTGTTGCAGAAATTGCTTACAAATGGGGAATAATGTATAATGCGTTTATTGTTACGGATATAACCGGTGGTATGGGTGTTGCGACATCAAGAAAACTCCAAGAATTAGGGTATAAAAATTTATATGTGGACGGTATTAATCCTGCTGATAAATGGAAATGGGACCCAAAAGCACAAGATAAAATACCTGGTATTAACTTTAATTCAAAAAGAGTCCAAATAGTTGCCGCCTTTGAGGAGGCATTAAGACACGATTTTGGAGTTAGGTCCCAAAGACTGTATAACGAATTAAATACTTTTGTATATATAAACGGAAAACCTGACCATCAAAAAGGACAACATGATGACCTTATAATGGCAATGGCTATGGCGTTATATGTTGCAGAAACCTCATTTTCAAAATTAGAAAAAGCAACTGAACAAGCAAAGGCGATGTTAGAATCTTGGGCAACAGAAACTTCAACATTTAAAGACTCACACCAAAATTTTAATCCAGGAATACCTGTAACAATGTATGATCAAATGGGAATGAATAGAAATACAGTAACTCAAAGTGATTATCAAAAGTATTTATGGTTATTCGGAGGAAGAAGAGTTTAATTTTATTCTTTTGATATTATTTTTTTAATAAAAAAACTATGGCAGAACAAAAATATACAGTTTGGCAAAGATTAGGGAGAGTTTTTGGACCTAACGCCAACTTAGACCAACAAACACCTGTTTTTAAATTCGACAAAAAAGAATTACTAAAAACAACAAACAAACAAGAATACGAAACTGAAAAATTACAGTCTCAACAAACTATGTACATTGGACAACAATGGCAAAAAGTTGAAAGTAATTTATATCAACAAGCGGTTTATTACGAACCGACAAGGATGGCATCGTATTACGATTATGAATCAATGGAATATACTCCTGAAATATCTGCGGCGTTAGATATATATGCCGAGGAATCAACAACACCAGATCAAGACGGTATAATCTTAAAAGTTTATTCGGAATCAAAAAGAATAAAACAAGTATTAACCGATTTATTTACAAATAAATTAGACATCAATACAAACTTACCAATGTGGACAAGAAACACTTGTAAGTTTGGTGACAATTTTATTTATTTAAAGTTAGACCCTGAAAAAGGTATTGTTGGTTGTCAGCAATTACCAAACATCCAAATTGAAAGATTAGAAAAAGGTATGAGATTTCAACCTGACAAATATAGTCAAGAAATGGAGAACGATGCTTTAAAGTTTGTTTGGAAAGAAAAAAATATGGAATTTAACACTTGGGAAGTTGGTCATTTTAGAATATTAGGTGATGATAGAAAATTACCTTATGGTACATCTATGTTAGAAAAAGCAAGGCGTATTTGGAAACAACTTTTATTATGTGAAGATGCGATGTTAATATATCGTGTATCAAGAGCACCTGAAAGAAGAGTATTTAAAGTATTTGTTGGTAATATGGACGATAAAGATGTTGATGCTTACGTACAAAGGGTTGCCGGTAAATTTAAAAGAGATCAAATTGTTGATAATAAAACAGGTAATGTTGATATGAGATACAACCAAATGGCTGTAGATCAAGATTACTTTATTCCTGTTAGGGATGCTGGTGCCCCCGAACCAATTACTACTTTGGCGGGTGCTGCTAACTTGGCAGAAATTGCGGATATTGAATATATTCAAAAGAAACTTGTAACCGCATTAAGAATACCTAAAGCATATTTAGGATTTGAAGAGGCGGTAGGTGACGGTAAAAACTTATCTTTACTTGATATAAGATTTGCAAGAACAATTAATAGAATACAAAAATCAATGATTGCTGAATTAAATAAAATAGCAATCATACATTTATTTTTATTGGGGTTTGAAGATGAATTAACCAACTTTACTTTAAGTTTAAATAACCCATCTAAACAAGGTGAGTTGTTAAATTTAGAAATATGGAAAGAAAAAATAACTCTTTATAAAGATGCCACTGCAGAAATTGCAAAATCATTGGCACCTGTATCAGGGTCATGGGCTAAAAAACACATTTTAGGTTTTTCTGATGAAGAAATAAGGTTAGATGTACAACAACA